AACTGATCGCTCTGCACAAAAGGCTGCTGCTTTTGAATTAGAAGCTGCTGCTGCTGCGTCAGACGCGATGGGTGTTGAAGCACAAGGCATTATGATCCCAGCAGATGTATTGCGTAGCTGGAAAGTGCGCGACATGAATACAACTAACGATGCTGGCATCATTGCTGACGATTTCCGTGGCGGCGATTTCATCGACGTATTGCGGAATGCTTCATCAGTTATGCAAGCTGGTGCAACAATGCTGACAGGCTTGTCAGGCAACGTGAAGATCCCGAAGAAAACAGCCGCATCATCTGCTGGTTGGATTTCATCTGAGGGTGGCGCATCTGCTGAAAGCGAGCCAACTGTTGGTCAGGTCACTATGGCACCTAAAGTATTGGGCGCACATACAGACATTACACGCGTTATGATGCAGCAATCATCCTTGGATGTTGAAGCACTGGTGCGTAATGATCTGACAGCTTCTATCGCTCTTGCGATTGATCTGGGTGCATTGGCCGGAACAGGATCATCTGGTCAACCAACTGGTGTAAAGAACACATCTGGCATTAACACACCAACTGACTTTGCAGCAGCTAACCCAACATTTGCTGAAGTTGTAGCGATGGAAACTGCGGTAGCAGAAGATAACGCTCTGCAAGGCAACTTGGCTTACATCTTGCCAGCCAGCATGTACGGTGCGTTGAAAACAACTGCAAAAGACGCTGGTTCAGGCCAGTTTGTTGTTGCTCCTGATGGATCAATGAACGGTTACAATGCAATCGTATCAAACCAAGTTACTGCTGGTGATCTGTATTTCGGCAACTTTGCTGACTTGCTGATCGGCATGTATGGCGGTTTGGACATTGTTGTAGATCCATATACTGCGTCTAGCTCAGGCACAGTACGGATTGTCGCACTGCAAACTGTAGACGTAGCTGTACGTCACGCAGTAAGCTTTGCATTCAACAATGACGGTTCATAAGAATGCTAACTTGGGAGGGCCACTTGGCCCTCCTTTCCAATAAGGGGCGAAAGATGAAATACATTATCCTAAAATCCTGTGTTGCCGCTGGTCAGGCTAGAAAAGCTGGCGACATAGTAGAGCTTTCAGCAGACGAAGCGACTGCGCTAAAAGGTTATGGACGGATTGGTGATGCTCCTGCGCCTAAGCCGGTTGCGGCTCCGACTGATCGGGCAGCAAAGCCTAAGACCACAAGGGCCAAGAAATGAAGATTACGCTGGTCAAAGACGCCTCTTGGGGCGGGAAGAACGGCAAGGCTGGTGCAAGTCATACAGTTGATGACCGCATAGCTCAGAAGCTAATTGATCGCGGATATGCAAAGCCGTATGTAAAAGAAGAGAAGGCTGAAGAAGATGGCTCTGCCACTAGCTAATGATTTAGCAGACATATTCGACGTTGATGAATTTGCCACTGCGGTCACTTATGGTGGCGGCACGATAAACGGCATTTTCGACAACGAGACTATTCCTGTTGATACGGGTGGTTATGTTTCTGTTCACGAAGAGCAGCCGCGTCTGACATGCAGAACAGCAGACATTTCCAGCATAGCTTACAATCAGACTATGGTTATTAATTCTGTAACGTATTATGTGCGGGCGTGGATACATGATGGCACTGGCGTCACTGTTGTTCAGTTGGAGAAATCATAGTGGCTCACGTTAGGCAGCAAATAAGGGAGCGCATTGTTTCTGTGCTTACTACTAATGTCACGCTGGTCAGCAACCGCGTATATGGCACTAGGGTTTATTCTCTGACTGACGCTGATTTGCCCGCCATTACGGTTTATGCAGGATCAGAGGCATCTGCGCTGCAAACCATTGGTGTAAAGACATCTGCGCGTGTTGTTTCCATTGAGGTGGACGCATATGTACGCGCAACAACTAATTTTGATAATGATGTGGACGCTATTGCCGTTCAGATCGAAGAGGCAATAGCCAATGACTTCACGGTCAATGGTCTTGCAAAGTCGGCTGTATTATCCGGTACAGACATCAACTTTTCAGGCGAAGCGGAACAACCAATAGGTTCCGCAAAGCTGACATTTGATGTAAGGTATGATACGGCTATTAATGATGTTGAAACCGCCAGATAAGGAGACTTTACTATGGCAACTCACGCGGGTAGCGAAGGAACTGTTAAGGTCGGTTCCAACGCGATTGCAGAAATTCGTTCTTTCAGCTTAGAAGAAACAGCGGATACTTTAGAAGATACAAGTATGGGCGACACTGCTCGCACCTATAAATCTTCGCTGACAACATTCACCGGATCAGTAGATGTATTTTGGGATGAGACAGACACAAGTGGTCAAGGCGCTTTGACAATCGGTGCTTCTGTTACGCTTAATGTCTATCCAGAAGGTGATGCTTCTGGTGATACATATTACAGTGGAGCGGCTATTGTGACAGGGATCACACGCTCATCATCATTTGATGGTCTTGTGGAAGCGTCAATAACTGTGCAAGGTAGCGGGGCATTAACAGCTACAACGGTGTAACCTATGTCCAACCCTATTGATGCCTTAGACGATTATTTATCAAATATCGAAACAAGGCATATAGAAGTAACATTACGCGCAGGGGCCAAGCCTCTGCGTGTTTACTATACCCCTATGACTTCTGGCGAAATGTCAACGATCCAGAGGAAGCATTCTGACTTCCCATCTGCCAACATAGACGCTCTGATTGATCTGATTATCTTGAAGGCTCTAAAGGAGGATGGCGAAAAGGCTTATACGATTGAGCATAAGCCTAAGCTGAAGCGCATTCCCCATGAGGTGATCTATAAGATCAGTGCGCCTATGATGTCTGCTGGCTCTATTGAGGAAGCCGAGGGAAACTAAGGAAAGACCCATTCAGGTTTAATTTAATCGCATTAGCAGATAGATTAGGCCGCACCATTAGCGAGATTGAGAAAATCACGGTAACGGAGTATAATGAATGGGTCGCATACTTTAAGATCGCAGACGAAAGGCGGGAAGAAGATGGCAAGCGCAGAACAGCTAAAGTTTGAACTTCTCGCGGTTGATCGCGCTAGTCGGCCTATTCAGCAAGTTCAGGGTCGCGTTAGAAACTTTGATCGTCAGATAAAGCAAAGTTCAGTTCAGATGAACCAGTTTGGCGGTTCTTTAACAGGAGCCACTAAGAACTTGCGTAAATTCGCATTAGGCGGGGTTCAGCAAGCGGGTTATCAAATTGGTGACTATGCAGTTCAGGTTGCCAATGGAACCAGCGCGACACAAGCATTTGGTCAACAGGCTGGACAATTCTTTCAGATATTTGGCCCATTTGGTGCTGTGCTTGGCGCGGCTATATCTGTTTTCTCTGCATTCAAGATGGCTGCTGATAAGGCTGCTGGTGCGACTAATAATGTAGAAACTGCGGTAACTCAGTTATCAGCGGCTTATGATACGTTAGACAGCATAGATTTTGCGGGTTTAGGTGATGAATTATCAGCGCCCGCCACTGCTGCTATGGCCAAATATTCAGACTTACTTGCGTTGATAAGAAGGGTGGCTGAAGAGCAGAGAGATCAAGCGCTCAAAACTGTATTGGGAGCTTTGCCGCCTGAATTGGTCAGTTCCCAACAAGACATGCTGAAAAGAATTCAGACTGATGTTGGCAATAACGTAAAATTGACTGAAGCTCAGCAGTCAATTTATAAAAGTTTGTTGGCTATCACCCAGAAAAGGGCTAGGGCTGAAGAAATCTTGCTTGGCATAAATGGCAGCACAAGGCAAGAAGCCGCTGAAAGTTTGCAGAATGCAATTAGTACGCTTGATGCTGAACAATTACTTACTCCTGAGTTAGACAAGCAATTAAAGTTATTTGCTGAACAGCAAGGTCTTATTGGCGTAATTAGCCAAGAGGCCAGCGCCACCAAGGATGAAGCGTCTAAAACGTCAGATGCTTATAGAGATATATTGGGCAGCACATATGGCCTTATTCAGGCTGAAGAAGCCATAAAGCAGCTTTACATTGAGAAAAATGGAGCGATAGATAAGACTGCTGCAAATTACGTTGATATATTGGGCAGCGAGAACGGCTTGGCTCAAGCAGTTGAAGCTGCAAACCAGCTTTATAAGAATAGGCTTGGCACTATAGACACTACAGCCAACGATTATGTTGATATATTAGGTAGTGAAAAGGGGCTTTCTGCGGCTATAGCGGCGAACAATAAGTTATACGCAGACAGGCTTGCGGCAAAGCAGTCTGAGATAGCTGCCGCTCGCGCAAGCTTTATGATTGAGGCTTCTGTAACGGTTGCGGAAACCGAAAGGGCAAAAGCCATAAAAGAAATGCAAGAGGCTTATGCGAAGATCACAGGCGGTGATAAAGGCAGTGAAAGCATAAAGAACACCGCTGAGATTATGAAAACTGAACTAAGCCCAGAGCTTATGCGGATCAAGGACGCATCAGAGATGGTAGGTAGCTCATTTGAAAGCGCCATCATGTCTATGGTAGATGGTACGATGACAGCTAAAGATGCATTCAGAACAATGGCGCGTGACATTATCTCTGAACTTTACCGGATATTCGTGGTTAAGCAAATTACGGGATTTATTACGGGGGCTGTTTCTGGTGCATTTGCCCCTGCTTCTGCCGCTGGTACGGGTGGATCTGTTGCGCCGCCTAGAGCGCCGCGCCGCGCTATGGGTGGCCCCATGTCTGGCGGGCAAGCCTATATGGTTGGTGAGCGTGGCCCAGAGCTTGTAATTCCAAGCCGTAATTCTCACGTTGTGCCAAATAACCAGATGGGCGGCGGTGTGGTTGTTCAGCAAACATTTAACTTCGCTGCAAATGGAGATGAGAGCGTAAAGCAAATAATTGCCCAGCAAGCGCCAAAAATTGCTAAGATGACGCAGCAATCAATAATGGAGAGCCGTAGGCGTGGCGGTCAGATGAAGGCGGTATTCGGATAAATGGCTATTACATATCCTTTAACTTTACCCACGACAGGGGTTTCATCTGTTGAGTTGCGCACAGTTAATGCTAACGCAACTTCTCAGTCACCATTTACCTATAAGCAGCAGATCGTTTCGCATGGCGGTCAGCGGTTTGAGGCATCTATAAACTTGCCACCTATGAAACGTGATGATGCGGCAGCGTGGAAAGCAGCCCTTGTAAGCCTCAAAGGATCTCTAGGCACCTTTCTGCTGGGTGATCCTGATTATGCGCTTCCACGCGGCACTCTGCGCTCTACAAACGCAGGAAACCAAGCAACGATTAGCGGCACTGCTGGTCAGAGTTTTTTAACGATTACCATGCAGGATCAATCAAGCACTTTGCTGGCCGGTGATTATATACAAGTTGGTGCTGATAGTACGGCGCGGCTGTATCAGATTTTAGAGGATAGAACCGGCAATGGCACTGTGGAGATATTTCCTAATCTAAAGGTGAACTATAGCAATGAGGTTATTGGTACGAATGACACGAAAGGTGTATTTCGGCTGTCAAATAATGTAACATCTTGGTCAATCGATAACGCATCAATTTACGGTATTTCATTTGAAGCCGTTGAAGCAATAACGGGGTAAGTCATGGCTGATCGTAAAATATCTGAATTAACCAACATCACAGGCGCTAATCTGGCTGATGATGATGAATTTGCACTGGTAGATACAAGCGCAGATGAAACAAAAGCGATTACCTTTGGTGAGTTTAAGACTGCCCTAGATACAGCCACAGGCTTTGTCAGGATCACTGGCGATACCATGACGGGCAACTTGACAGTTCCTAATGTAGTAGTTTCTGGAAATGTTGATGGTCGGGATGTATCAGCAGATGGCACTAAGCTAGATGGCATTGAGGCTGGTGCAGACGTTACAGACACAACCAATGTAACAGCGGCTGGCGCACTGATGGACAGTGAGCTTTCAAATTTGGCGGCAGTCAAAGCAATTAACCAAGGTTTGTCCACTAGCGACAGCCCTTCCTTTGATGCCGTTACGGTTGGATCTACGTCTGATCCTTCTTCAGAAATGACAATTTTATCATCTATAGGTGGCACAAGTGAACTTAGATTAGGTGATACTGATGCTGATGCTGGCTCAATAAAATATTTTAATTCAAACGATCAACTTGTTCTGAGGGCTGCTGCTGCAACTAGGGTAATTTTTAGTTCAACAGGCGCTTCTATCACAGGCAAGACCACCACAGACGAACTAGACCTTAACGCAATCGCAGCCACTATCAGCGACACAGCCGTAGACATCTTTGTGTACGACACCCGCAAGGACAGTGATGGCGGTGCATGGCGTAAGCGCACACAGCATACCTCATGGTACAATGAAGCTGCATCTAGCACCCGTGGTAGCCGTAAGGAGTTCCCTGCGGTTGCTGTTATTGTGGCTGAGAGTGATCAGGTTACGATCTACGATGGTGATGATCCTGACCTGCCTATGTGGATGGTGTTTAATGTTGGTTCTAATCATATGTTTGGCGGGAACGCTACAATAGCTGTTGTTAATGCTTCATGTGGTATTATAACTAGTTCTAATGGCTCAAGCGGAGGTGGTTTATATACAGCTGATTTTTTGAAAGACTACGGCTACAACTATCAAACAAATGGGTTGTATACGAAGCTACTAAACGTGTCTGAGCGTAATACAACTGGAACACATACCCTTGTCGACAGTTCCATAAGTATCGTAAACAACGTAGTCAACGATGTAGCCATGACCGTGCTACCCAACGCACCTATTGATGCTGCTACGGGCTTGCCTGTGCCTACTATTGCGGTTGCGACTGATGGTGGGGTTTCTGTTATCAAGGATGATGGGAACGTCTACGATCTTGCGCCTACTAATTACCCTGCCGCACACATTATAGATTTTCATGATGCTTACATTTACGTTAGCACTGACATCGGAAGCTATGATGCAAATACAATATACAAATTCAGCATACCATCGTCCGATCAGACAAATAGTTTTTACTCTCAGATGCCTTCATACATAGCAGAGTTTAATAATCTTCGTGCAGGAACTCATGTTGGTAATCAAGGTAATGGACTGGTTAATGGATCAGCCTATGGATCAAGTTTATATGGCTTGGGTTTGTTATTTGAAGACACTACAACCCCTGCTAATAGTTCAATGGCCTACATTACCTCCGACTACAACACAGGCTGGATGAACGGCGACATCAAGTTAGCCACCTTGTCCGACACGGATGCTACCAATGTTACTGGCAGTGAGTTGGTGACGAATGGCGACTTTAGTTCTGCTACAGGGTGGAGTGTTCCAACAGGGGTTTCTATATCAGGTGGTGTAGCAACATTCTCTTCACCATCGCATGGCTCGAATTTACAACAAACTGCAACATCTTTTGTTTCGGGTAAAACGTACACTATTTCCGTTGAAGTGACTGCGTTTACTTCTGGTGGAATCACCATTTATGCAAATTATAGCAGTGGTACTTCTACAACCGTTGCAGTCAGTAAACTTCGAAGTGTGGGTTTACATAGCTTTACTTGGACAGCCGCAGGTGATGGAACAGGGTTTAGTCTGCAAGCAGATGCAGCAAGTAATGGTGCGTGTATTTTAACACTAGACAACGTCTCAGTACGCCTAGCCGAAGCAGACCGCAGCGTAAACGGCAATGGCTTGCAAGTGTTTGGCACTGTGACCAAATCGGCTGTGGCTACTGGTGCTGATCTGGTGGCGTATAGTGGGTTTAGTCTAAACAACTATTTAAGACAGCCAGTCAATGCAGATATGCAGGGAGCAAATAACAAAACTTTTATGGGTTGGTTTAAAACCTCATCAACATCTGGGTACCAGTATTTATTGAGTTTGGGAAGTGAGAGTGGTTCTTCTTATGGTTTAGCTATACATCAGACGACTGGTGTTTTGTACGCATATGACAGCGTAAATGGTACCGATAATACTGCTTCAGTCGTAACCGATGGCACATGGCATCATGTGGTTTTAGTTGATAATGGAAGCACTAAAAAAATATATCTTGATGGTGTTTTGATAGACACTTTTTCAATATCTACCTACACGGTAGACACAGACGAAGCCTACTATATTGGCCTTTGGGGTGGAACGTCAGGGCGTAATCACCCCTTTTTAGGATCGCTTGCCTTACAACGCTTTAGTCACACCTTGGCCCCCCCAGAGCAGATCGCTAAAATCTACGAGGACGAGAAGGTGCTATTCCAAGAGAACGCACAGGCCACGCTATACGGCTCCTCTGATGCGGTAACAGCTTTGGCATACGACGATAGCACTAATCTGCTTCATGTAGGTACAAGCGCAGGGCGTTCAGTCTTCCAAGGCTTACGTCGAGTAGACAACACAACAACCGCTGTCGGTGCTGCAATCAGTGCATCTAACGGCCTAGTGGCTGACGAATAAGGAGTGACAGATGACAGTCAACGTATCTAAGCCAGTAGTAAACGTAAGAGAGAAACTGGCAGAACTAGACAAACCCACGGGTATTGCTGGCGAGGCAATGCTTCGTGCTGAGACACCACAGGAACAGTTTAACCTGATTGGTGCTGGTCGTAGGAACCTGATTATTAATGGTGATTTTCAGGTATGGCAACGTGGGACTTCAATGTCTTCTACAGTCAACGCATTTACAATGCAAACAGCAGATCGTTGGTATGTTGTTCGTTCTTTACTAAACCAAGAAACTGACACTTGGGGTAATCCATACGCTCATGTTGTTTGCGGGAACTATGCAGATAGTAACTACCTCCAACACAAAGTTGAGTATCCAAGAAAACTAGCGGGTAAAACCCTTACGCTAAGTTTCTGGATGAAATCAGATGACGGCTTGGGTGCAGATGGCTCTGTGTATATCCGAAACTTTGATGGCGGGGGTTATAACGTCCATGTAAGCTTTGAGTCGTTCACATTTGGTACAGAATGGCGGCAATTTACATTTACTTTTGACATACCTGAAAGCACTACGTTTGGTAATGATAGCTATGGCCTAGAGATTTTCATTTATGGGAATGTTAGCTCTACAAACCAAAATGGTAAAACATTCGATATAAAAGAAGTCCAACTAGAACTAGGCAAAGTCGCCACCCCGTTTGAACACCGCAGCTATGGCGAAGAACTGGCGTTGTGCCAGCGGTATTATCAGGTGTTGATTGACGCAGCAGCAGGGCAAAGACCCGTGGCGGCGGCACGAGCAAATAGCACCTCTACTTTAGAGTTTCACTTACCATTAACTGTAGGAATGCGTGATATTACAAGCCTTCCGCAAAGCAATATGGGAACGGTTTATATTTATACCGATAGCGCAAGGGTTAACACCACTTCAGCTACGATTGTTCTTAACGATGATTATCTAGTCGGATCATCCTATGCGTATCTGCGAATAACAGGTGCTTCCGTTGCGGATGATCGGGCGTACACTATAGCGGGATATGAAGCATCAGCGTTTTTAGCTGTAGATGGAGAATTATAATGGCATATAATATTATTCCCGCATCCCCCAACGGGAAGCCTTCTGTGCTTGATACTGAAACAGGAACAACATTTCCCTACCGTGGCGGTTTGTACGAACAGATGCTAGACGCAATCATTGAACAAGGCGCAGCTTGCTTCGACGGTGATATTCCTGAAGACCTACAGGCAGCGGCAGACGAAAAGCAGTTCAACCAACAGCTTGCAGCCTACCGTGTAGCAGTAGCCCGACTAGCACAGTATGTCGTTGCAGTTGGTCGTGCAGAAGTACGGGAAATGCAGCCTACTGGTGAACAGGTGTTCAACGAAGAGACAATGGAAATGGAAGACGTGATGCACGAGGTTATCACAGTCACAGCCATTGAACCTGTTGAGGCTACAGTCACACGCACGGTTTACTCTGATGATTTAGAGGCAGAGCCTACTCAGGAAACAATCGAAAACCCGTTGATTACTACTGATGTGGCTGAACGTGCTGCGGCACAGGCTACAGTAGATGCAACACCACAACCTGTGAAGGACGCAGCATAATGTCGCGTGACCTGTCTGGTGGTGTAACCGTCAATCTTGAAGATGATGTTATCTTTCCGTTCTTTGCGGTAGAGCTTAACTTTGATGATGGTACGTTTGAAGCGGCAGATGGAAACGTCTACAACCGCGTTTTGCGCCTTTGGACAGGTCAAGGCACTCTGGTTTATGAGGGCAACGAATATTTTGGCACTGGCACTATGCTTGATGTGTCAGTCATTGAGGAAACCACAGAAATAGCCGCTAGAGGCGCTTCTTTAACTCTAAGCTCTGTGCCTAGCGAAGTCATATCTTTGGCGCTCACGGAGCAATATCAGGGGCGCACATGCAAGATATTCTTTGGCCTATTCCAAGAGGGTCGGCTAGAAGATCAAACCAGTGCAACTGATGCGCCGGTTTATATTCTGCTGCAAACCGGCGGTCGCATGATCTTAGAGGCTAACAAAACCAGCCTCACAGAAATATTCACTGGTTATATGGATCAGCTATCCATTGATGAGGGGCCAGACGCCAGCACATTGCAGCTATCGGCAGAAAACAAACTGATTGATTTAGAGCGCCCTAGAGTTGGCCGGTTTACATCTGAATATCAGAAATCAATATATCCTGATGATAAGGGGTTTGATTTCGTCGAGGGGATGCAAGACCTTCAGATAACTTGGGGCAGGGCTGGTGCCTAACTTCCAGCAAGAATTTCTAGCTTCTTGCGTGGATGACGCCAAACATCTCCTAGAATTACATTGGCAAGAAATAGCAATCAATAAGCACAAGATTAAGCTAAACCCGCATTGGGAAGCGTATCAGGAGCTAGAGAAGGAAAACCAGTTACGCATTTACACGGCGCGGGAAAACCAAAAGCTAGTGGGTTATTTCGTGTTAATCATAGGCATGAATTTGCATTATAAGGATCATGTGTTTGCGGTTAATGATGTGCTATACCTTCACAAGGATTGGCGAAGAGGCTTAACTGGTGTAAAGTTAGTTAAGTTCGCTGAGAAGTGCTTAAAGAAAGAAGGCGTTTCTGTGATGACAATAAACACTAAGACGCACAGGCCATTTGATAAACTAATGGAATATCTAAAGTATAATATGGTAGAACGTGTTTATCAGAAATATATAGGTGACTGATGGCTATTTCTGCTGGCATGGCAATTATGAGTACCGCAACGGCTGGTCTAACTGGCGCGTTGATTGGTGGATCAATAATGACGCACTTCTTAGTCACCACGGCTATGGGTGCGGCTCTTAATGCGCTTACACCAAAGCCAAGCATTCCAAACGTATCAACGGGATCAAACGCGGCTAACCGTGGCTATCAGATTTCGTCTAGGGGGTCTGCTCAAAACCATCAGATTATATACGGTCAAACCAAGGTTGGCGGCGCGATTGTATTCGATGCCGTGTCAGGCGTTAATAACAAGATCCTTCACAGGGTTATTGCTTTTGCTGGGCATGAAATAGAAGAATTTAGCACGTTTTACTTCAATGATGAGGCTCTTACCCTCACAACCGATACAGATAGCAATGGTGACACTTATTATAAGCCAACCGTTGCCACCACTAAGACCGGCGCAACCAGCACCAGATATAATGATTATGTGCGGATTTATCAGCGCAAAGGTGGCACAGAGAATAATACAGCAATCGCAGCCCTCATTTCTGGTGGTGTAGCATGGACGCAAGACCATAAGTTACAAGGCGTAGCTTACGCTTATTTCCGCATGGAATTTGACGCTGATGCCTTCCCTAATGGCGTTCCTGAGATAACTTGCATCATTAAAGGCAAGAAGGTCTATGATCCCAGATCATCCAGCACAGCATGGTCAGATAATCCTGCGCTTTGTCTACGGGATTACATTACAAGCGCGTCTTATGGTCTTGGCGAGGGGTCTGCATCGATTGATGATGATGCGGTTACGGTTGCGGCTGATGTTTGCCAATATAAGAATTACGATGTGAACAACGCAGATCCAGCGTCTACTAAGACTGGTGGTTTGCGTTTCACTATGGATGGCTCATTTACCACGGCGGTCACTCCACACGATCACATGATGGATATGCTAACCGCAATGGCTGGGCTGATTTGGTATGGTCAAGGCAAGTGGCGCATGAAGGCAGGGCATTACGTTGCACCTACCGTTACATTTACTGAGGATGATTTGCGTTCTAATGTGCAAGTTTCCACCCGTCATAGCCGCAGGGATAACTTCAACACGGTCAAAGGTGTATTCAGAGGGCCAGCAACAGATTATCAGCCGACAGATTATGCAGAAGTCACCAATGCTGCATTTAGAACGGCTGACAACAATCAAATCAGCACCTATGACTTAGATTTGCCATTTACCGATAGCTTTGACATAGCACGGCGGCTGGCTCTTATTACGCTGGAGCGCAATCGTCAGCAGCTAACTGTTCAAGTTTCGCTGGGCATGAGGGCGTTTCAAGTTCAAGTTGGTGATATTGTTAAAATGACTATTGCCAGATTTGGTTGGACAAACAAAGAATATGAAGTGGTGCAATGGACGTTTGGATTGCAGGAAGATAACGATCTGCGCTGTAATTTGGTGCTGCGAGAAATATCTGCAAGCGTCTTTGATGATATATCTGATGGTATTGTATATGAGCGTGATAATACAACGCTTCTCAGCCCATTTGAGGTGCCACCAGTAGCGATAGCCACATCTAATGAATATGGCGGCGTGTTTAAGGTTGTGAGCGAGAAGCTATTGCGTGAGCTACAGCTAGACGTAACCGCAGCAGACGCCTCTAGGATTGATCGTGTAGAAGTGCAGTATAGGGTGGCAAATACGGGCGATTATCTGAACATAGGAACGGGTGGCCTTGGTCGGTATAGTGTTCTTGATCTGGATGAAGCTAATTATGATGCGCGGGTCAGAGGCGTTAATACGTTTGGCGTGAAGGGCGAATATAGCTATTTGCTTAATTTCCTCTTAGCTCCCTTGGATACGCCACCAGCAGATGTAGTCAGCAATGATTTTATATTTGAGGTTTCTGGTGGCACGTTGTTTTTGCAGTGGGAGCCAATCGCTGATTTAGATTTATCTTACTATCAGATAAAGTATTCGTCAGACTTAACCACAGCGTCCACCAGTGATGCAAATGCGCTCTGGGGTGGTAACTCCAACATTGCTATTAACCGCGTTGCTAGGCCCGCCACATTCGCCACAGTGCCAGCCAGATCGGGAACATTCTTAATAAAGGCATATGACAAGGCTGGAAACCCATCAAACAATGCGGCTTTTGTTGTTATTCCTGCTGCTTCACTTCCAACTTTGGGCGTGGCTGTAACGCAGACGGAAAGCGGGGCGCATACATTTGCTGGTAATACCGGCATCAGCAACACCAATATCACTGTTGATACCTCGCCAAACCCAGATGAATTACGCATCAACGACACTTCTGCGGCTACGCCAAGCGGTATTTATTATTTTGGTGGCAACCTGTCTGGCTCACAAACCGATACAAATGGCGCTGACTATATTGATTTGGGATCAAGCAGAACGGCCACCACAACTGGCAGTGTGACTTTTGCGCGGCATATCGATTATGCTTCTGTCTTTGATAATATTCCCCAGAATTGGGATACTTGGCCTGATACATTTGATGACTGGACAAATGAGGATGCTGCCTTTGGTGATTTCTCAACTTCTGTTCAGGTAAGATCAACGCCAGATAATCCAGCATCGTCACCGACATGGGGCGCATGGGAAAACGCTATTGGTCAGCAAGTGGTTGGCAGAGGCTTCCAATTTAGGGTAAACTTAAATGCAACGAATACTGAAGTATCACCAGCCATCACAGTTCTTTCAGCAACGGTAGGTTACTAATGTCACAGAATAGCTTAACAATCGGAAACGTAACGGCGGCATCAGCAAGGACTGCTATCAACAATGCCTTTGATACGCTTAAAACTCTTCACTCTGGTGCAAGCGCTCCATCAAGCCCATCAGCTTATATGCTGTGGTTTGAAACGGACACAAACAAGCTGCAAATATATGATGGCGCTCAGTGGATTGTTATAGGTGAATTAGACGCCACAAATAACAACTTTCATCCGATTATTGGGAATTGGAAGCTAGACCTTTCTGGGAATGATTTGACGTTTGAATATAACGGCGCAGCTAAGATGAAACTATCGTCTGCTGGCGCTTTAACTTGTGTTGGCGATATAACGGCGCTTGGAACTATCTAATGGCTATTCCTTCCACAGGCCCAATTTCTATGTCTACGATCCAGACTGAGTTTGGTGGGTCTAATCCCATTTCTCTGTCTGAATATTATCGGAGCAATACATACGAAGCGGCTGTAAGTGGAAATAACACAACTGTTCCTCAGTCGGGAACTATTAAAATGTCGCAGTTTCGTGGCACATTCCAAGCTAGATATATTGTTTGGAAGCTGTTGGGCGCTGGTGGCGGCGGTGGTTATGGTGTTTTCAATGGCGGTGGATCAGGAAAAGCTGCGGATGGCGGTAATAGCACTTTAACATATAACGGCACCACATACACCGCAAACGGTGGCGCTGGGGGTGATAACGGTGCCATTTATTATAATCAGTCTGGTTCCGCTGGTCAGAACGCAGATACAAGCCAAGGCTATTCTGAGAACTTTGGTACATCTGGCGGCGAAAGCCCGCAGCAAACGAATGGCGCGGCTGGCACAGGCTTTGCGGCTGGGGGATCTGGTGCTGGCGGTGATAACCCAGATCAATATGATAGCTCTGGTAACAAGGGCGAGGGCGGTTTAGCTGGATCAGAGCAGACGCAAACTGATTATGTAGCTGTTGGCGGGTCAATAGTGTACGATTTAGGCGTAGGCGGCGCGGGCGGTGATAGTTCATTTGATGGCGCTGCTGGCCTCTCTGGCCTTGTTGTTATTAATTCTAATGGCTCAGAAGTTGTCAGAACTGGCACTGATGGCACATATACGGTGGTCTAATGAGTTGGATTAATAAATTTGGACAGCATTCATCAGCATTAAACCAGATGAGCTTTCTTGTCTTTCCATCTGTGCAAGAGCTTGTTTTTAGCTATCGTGATGGGCAATTAAGCGTTTGTGTGGTTTTCAACAGCATAGAGGCGCTCACCGATATTATTGGTGAAGTGCCAGACGAAATATCTTCTGCGGCCACACAACGCTATGGCGTAGATTTGGAGAGCTTAGGAACATCAAAGCTTAGGCTGTATTGCGATGGTCAGACTGACAGCGAAATGCTGCGTAGCTACGCTTACAATGATTTTAATAGCCTAATAGAAAGCAAAATATATAAACGCAGCGATGGCGAATATCCTATTTTGATTGATCGATATAATGCTTCTGGTGATTTAATAAGCGCAGATGAGCCAGAATACAGTGGTGATAGTAGCTTGTGGACAGGGCCAGCAGAAATTATAGATACAGCATCAGGCCATGATGTGATATATCTGGCTAAAGTAAATGCAGATCAGTGCTATATGCGGGTCATCAAGTAGAGGTTGAAATGCGCTTCATGGAGAACTTTGCAACTATAATATGGGGCGTTATAGCCGCTGCTTTGGCCGGTCTTTGGTGGGTTGTTCGTAATATCCTTACCAATACTAAAAAGATTGAGCTATTAGAGCAAAAGACTGAAATGATGCACGAATTGCTAAAAGAAGTGCGTAACGATCAAAAGCAAATGCAGCGTGATTTGCAGAATTTAGCTTCCCGATAAAATATGGTATGGTGGGGCCATGATCTGCGCCCTAACATCTATTGCCTTTGGAATGTATCCTTTCGGGGTGATGTATAAGGCTTGCCGGTATCGCTGCCCGCGCCCATCATTTTATTATCATTATCCTAAAATTCACCGTATTCATCCTGATGCTCAGTGCTGGTCTTATGTAATTGTGGGGAAAGACACATGATAGATCCAATCACAGCAATTAGTGCAGCAACAGCCAGTTATAATATGGTCAAGAAACTGGTTTATGCGGGTAGAGAATTAGAAGATATAGCTGGTCAACTAGGCAAGTGGTACGGAGCCGCAGCGGATCTTGGCAGAGCAGAGCAGCAACGCAAAAACCCGCCTATCTTTACTAAGCTTTTTTCATCTGGGTCTGTAGAACAAGAGGCGCTTCAGATCATTATCCACCAGAAGAAGCTGGCAGAGCAAGAAAAAGACTTGCAGCAGCTTTTGAATAACAGGTTTGGCTATGGCACTTGGCGAGAAATGGTGGAGTTACGGCGCAAGATTAAGAAGGAGCGCGAGGAAACGCTATATCGTCAACAGGAACGCAAAGCGGCATTCTTTGAAACCCTGCTGTTAATATTACTGCTTGCGATGTTGGCAGCTATCATAGTCGGCGGCACATGGTTGACTGGTTTAGGCGCAGGGTGGTGGTAAATGGCTGACGGTGTATCAGGCATAGGATCTGCGCCATTTAACGTGCAGTCAGACATTCACCAGCAAACTCAAAGCCGTGAGCGCATAGAAACGCACTTAGCGCAGCAACTTGCGGAGAAAGAGCATAGGGCCAATCACAGCCACCTAGAGGCGCTCGCAAAGCAAAGATTTGATCTAAACGAAACTTATGATAGGTTTGGTCGCAAGACTAATGCTGACAGGCCGCAAGGAACCAAGATAAACATAGAGGTTTGACATGGAAAAGATACTTGCTTGGAAGATCATGCCGCGTCTGATGATGCTGGTTATGACGATCATGTATATACGCTGCATCGAGTGGGCGCTGACACAACCTGATCTTAGTACGCAGCAGAGCGCACTGATTAGTGTTGTTGCGGGTGCCATGACTGGTGCATTCGCGGTATGGCTGGGATCGGAGAAATGATTGATAAACTAATAGCACCCGTAACTGGTCTTTTAGACAAGTTTATCCCAGATGCCGACGAGAAAGCAAAACTCGCGCACGAAATTGCCACTATGTCACAGCGTCACGCGCAAGACTTGGCCCTCGCTCAAATATCGGTCAACCAAGCAGAGGCAGCAAGTGGAAGCACTTTTAAAGGTGGCTGGCGTCCTTTCATTGGCTGGGTCTGTGGGCTTGCTTTTGGTTGGCATTTTATTGGTCAGCCTGTTGCCCTTTTTGTCGTTGCGCTAACTGGCACCCAAATCCCGCCTTTGCCAGAGTTTGATATGGGAACGCTTTTAACTGTTCTTGGCGGCATGTTAGGAATTGGCGGTCTGAGGACATATGAAAAGCAGAAAGGCTTAACCAAATGAGAGAGATAAACGAGATTATAATTCACTGCACCGCAACAAATCCAAGCTGGTATGCTGATCGGCCCGTTGAGGATGTGGTAACAGAGATTAGGCGCTGGCATGTAGAAGAACGCAACTGGTCTGACATTGGCTATCATGCAATCATTCACCGTGATGGATCTGTTGGCTATGGAAGGCCCGTAGAGCGCTCTGGGGCGCACTGTAGAGGCCGCAACAAGTCATCCATAGGGGTGAGCCTAGTAGGTGGGCGTGGTGGCTGTGCTGATGATGCTTTCTTAGATAATTTTACACCAGAGCAAGAAGAAGCTTTGCGTGAATTGATTGTGGAATACAGCAGCAAGTTTCCAAGCATAAAAGAAATATCTGGGCATAATTCATATGCAAGAAAAGCTTGTCCTTGCTTTGCCGTTAAGGATTGGTCATAAACATAAGTCGGGGCTGGCTCATAGGAAACTGTGACAGGGTTGTGATGGACTTGCTGGCCCCACGAAAAACCCCGCCACTACGGAGAAAATGTGTAGTGACGGGGGAGAGGGGGAGCCTAGTACCCCTCATCTACGCCGCGTGGGAGGACGCGGCATCCTGTTCCGCAATCCGCATTCGTCGATAGCGATTAACGATGTTACGGGTGCAGCCTAATTCTGCCACAATATCGTCCACAGACATACCTTTTTCTAATCGCTCATATATTTTAACTTTGTATCCGTTCGGTCTGCCCTTATGACCACCCATTCTCTGCTTTTGCAGGAATTGCCTAGTTTTACCGAAATTTGGATTATCGCCAAATGATCCACTGGCTTTGACGTATTTCATATCTTGTTTTGCCATTTCCTTCATTTTGGCGGCTAACAGGCTTTCATCCATGAATATTCTTTCCCTCTTTTTGCAGTGATAATATAAATGCCTTTAACTCGCGTCGAGCGCGGTCAAGGTCTTGTTTTACATTGGGGTGCGGATCTAATCGGAAGCTTTCCCTCTCAAGACGATCCACTGCGCCCCTTAGAAAAGTTAAATGTCCTTGATCTGCTAATGTAAGGTTCAATCTCCCTCTCCTTCTCTTCGTGCTGAACTTTGTTGCGGTTCCTATCTACACAGCGTTTTAGCTCTGCAAGAACTTCATCCAATTCATCAAGAATATTAGTCATTTTCTGCTGGCCTCGCTTTTGGTTTTATATTGGGAATAGGCCGACGATAATCTGCTTCACCGCCCATTTCTACACATTGCGGCTCAAATATCCGCTTCAAGTTATAATATTCAGCAAATGCCTTACATTCATCTGGCGATGAGAACACAACAAATGCCATAAATACTGGTTCCGCTAAGGTCATTCGTCATCCCCTTTTAACTCACGCCAATCATAATCATCTTCATCTTGGCATTCCGTACACGGCAATAATTCACCGCCATCAGGTGATCTGTCAAATCCCATGCGCAAAACACTGCCAGTGCCTTCGCACTCCTTACAATAATTCATCATTATCTCCCTTTGTAATATATCAGTACGATAGCTATTGACCGACTGTCAATTAAAATATATCAACATGATTGCAAGAATGGAGTTATCTATGGAATTACACCAATTATTAGTGCGTATTGATCCTGATCTAGTAGAAGCAATGCGCATAATTAAGCAAAAAGAACGCCGCAGTATGGCTGCAATAGTAGAAGATGCTTTGCGCGATTACTTAGCCAAACGCGGCGTTCATACAGAGCAACCATCAGCAGATGTCTAATCGCTCAAAAGGGGCTAAATGGGAAAGAGACTTGGCAAAGGTGCTATTCCTTGAATTAGGCATCACCTTCTCAAGAAACCTAGAACAATACCGCACAGCAGAAGGCGGTGATCTTATCCCAGATAATGAGCAGTTCCCGTTTTCCATCGAGGCCAAGCATTACAAGTCAGGCGTTGGATGCAAGCCAGAATGGTGGAAGCAATCAGAAAAGGCAGCAATCGCTGCAAACAAAATGCCCTGCGTCATCTATAAATATGACCGATATAAACCAAGGGCAGTCGTAAGCTTGGAAGCCATTGCCAAGATGTACGGAACACAAGACGATGGCAAAATCCTAGTAGAGCTTTCCATCGAGGGCTTCTGCTACCTATGTAGGGAATTGATGAATGATCCGCGATGACCTCACCAATGAACAATATCACGCACATGACGCGATAAGCTCATCTGATGTAAAGTCTGTGCTTATGTCATCAGTCTGGCACTGGCATCACCAAGAGCGCAAAGAAACGCCAGCAATGCAATTAGGCACAGCCGTGCATGATCTGTCATTAGAAGGCGGCGCTAACACCATATGCGGCCCAGAAACGCGCAGAGGCAATGCGTGGAAGATAGCACAGGAAGAAGCCGGTGATAAGCTTGTGCTGCCAGAGCCAGAATACAGAAAGGCCAAAGCAATAGCTGATGCCCTGCGGCAAGATCCGGTCTGCATAAAGCAACTAGATCATCCAAACGCCCTTAAAGAGCAAAGCATCTTTGTAAAATGCCCAGAAACAGGCTTGCAACTCAAAGCAAGGCCAGACTGCTACAATACAGCAGATCATGTAATGGCAGACGTTAAAACAACCGTAGACCCATCACCTGATGGTTTCACAAGAGAGTGCTACAAATATCGCTATGATGTCCAAGGCTGCTTTTATTCCTATGTGGCAGAACTCGCCGGTTGGGATATAAAGCATTTCATCTTCTTAGCAGTTAGCACAACCGCACCATATAAAGCGCACATGCACTCCATGAGCCTAGAAGCACTTGCACTAGGCAAAAAGGACATGATGTACGCGCTTAAGAAAATAGCTAAGGCAAAGCAATCCAATGTTTACGAAACAGGCTGGCCGCGCTTTACTATGATCCACCCACCACAGTGGATGACAACCGAGTAGGGCGGTTCCCTACATAGCCACGAAGGAGAAATACGATGGCAAATCCAGACTTTAAGAAATTTATGATAAAAGATGCGCTACTGGCATGGCCTAAGCTAGACCAGCCATATCGCTATAATAGCCAAGAAAAGCGTAGCGAGCCAGCACCAGCAGCCGCACAAGGCGCTGCATATTCATGCGGCTTTACAGTCAGCACTGAAGAAGGCAAACGCATCTTTCTTGAATTGCAGGAACACTACAAAGACTGCATGACACGCAATACAAAGCTGACCAAATTCAGCAAAGTATTCGGCATGAAGAAATCAGAAGATGGCGCTTTGGTCACATTCACTGCAAAAAAACGCGCCATGTCACAAAAAGGTGAAATGAACCAGCCGCCACTGGTCTTAGATGGGCAAAAGAAAGAGCTAGAGAATAAACGACTATACACCGGCTCAGTCGGCAATGCAGTCATTCTAGCATTTCCCGTTTCTGATCCTGATGGCAATGGCGGCGTTTCACTTATCCTTGACAAGCTGCAAGTTACTAAAGCAGTCTATGGCTCCACAGATGATGACTTCGATACAGTCGAAACAGAAGTAATCCAGTCAGATAAAAAAGAGGATACATTAGATGAATTTGGTTTGCCGCCAATGAAAGAACAACAACAAGCGGCAACTGACGATTTCGATGATGAAATACCCTTCTAAATAAAAATGGCCAGCAGTGTTGGATACTGCTGGCCAAATCGAGCGATAAACCTGACAGCCGCCAGATATAAGGAATTTATACAAGATATGGCAGATGAAAGTAAATACCCCACATTATATTGGGATGAATACTCAAGCCGCATAGCACAGCAATATAATCTGAAAGAAAAATCTAAGGGAGAATTTCATGGTGCATGTCCAAGTTGTGGTACAAATACGCCAAAAGATCCTGACAGATTTTGGATTAATCAGTATCAAAGTCAGGTTCGATTGAATTGTCGGCAGTGCGGTGATTGGGCTGCGATTTATGAAATCATGCGTGCGGATGGGGTAATTCCCACAGGTCAAAAAGCAAATAAGGCAGTGGGCAGCGATCTATCAGACTTCCAAAATATATTGCCTTACCATGAGCGCAAGCAAGTGCCGCTAACAAGGGGTGTAGTTTGCGATGGTGTCAACGTAATCATCACAATCGTGGATATAGATAACAATAAAGTAAACACACAGACAATACCACCAGATGGTAAGAAAAAGCGATTTGAGCCTGACAAGCCTACTAAGGGCTGTTTTCTACCCATCAACGGGCCATTAAAGGGTGTTGTGTATTTATGTGAAGGATGGGCGACAGCCGTTTCAGTCAGTCAGGCAACAGGTCGTCCATCTGTGTTTTGTCTTAGCTCCTACAATTTACCTGTCGTTGCTGAATTGCTGCAAAAAAGTAAACCTAATTGCGAGTTTATAGTTGCTGCTGATAATGACAAAAGCGGCATCGAGGGAGCGGAAAAGACTGGTTTGCCATATGTTCATCCATTTGACGAAGGCGAAGATTGGAATGACGTTTATGTGCGCGAAGGCTCAGATGCAGTACGCGATCAGATAGAAAGCCTTGGGCGGCTAATAGAGGCCACGCCAATAAGTGACTTAACTTTGTGGCAGCTTCCACCACGAAGATGGGCCTACGGCTTTAAGCTG